CAGAAATATCTCTCTTGTCAAGAGCCTTCTTGTTTGTTTCGGAAGTCCAATCAAGCTTAATACCCTTAATGCTTGTGCCTTCAACATTCTGTACATTAGGTGCAATGTAGTTGAGAATAGGATTCTTTGCTGTAAGTTCAGCAATTCTTGTGTCGACAATAGCAGGGAAAAGAAGCTCATTGCCGTTTGTGAAAAAGTCCTTTACAGCAGACTTAGATGTAACACCTGCATCCATCATAGCAAGCTGAAGCGGAGTAAAATCCTTCAGCTTTTCGTTGGACTTAACCTTATCAGCAATTTCGCCTTCATAAGCTGTTGCCATAACGTCATTGATTTTAAGGCCCTTTGTAACCGCCTTATTTACAATTTCCTGAGTAACCTTAATAGCCATAGTAAATTACCTACCTTTCATATTCAGTAAATTAGAGAAGAATTGTTGCTGTCTTTGCAGTTGTGTCAACTTCAACAGCAACAGGACCGGATGTAAACGTTGTAGACTTGATAACGTTGCCCTTACCGTCAACAGAAACAACATTACCAACAGCAGGCTGCTTTGAAGTTGTTGTTGACATAGGAACGTTTTCTACATAACCCTTTACAATAACAGTAACAAGACCGTTACCATTAACGTGCTTGATAATACCGTGAATTGCAGTATCTTCAGTAGCAACGCCTACTTCACCATTGCCTGTAAGTGCAACAGCCATACCGATTACTGGTGTTGTGCCGCTTGCAACTCTGTATGTAGCTGTAAGCTCACCAATGCCGCCAAATGTAATAAATGCCATAATAAATTACCTGCCTTCCTTAAAATTAAAATTTATAATCGTTAAGATTAACGTTTGCTGCTCCACCGTTCGGTGTTTCGGAATCTTCGGACTTTCTGCCCTTATGAATAACGTTTTCAGCTTCTCTGTCAAAATCTTCCTGCCAACCCTTGATTTCTTCAATTGTGGAAGTTTCAAAAAGCTTTTTGTAACGTTCTTCGTTAAAGCTTTCACCTCTTGCTCTGATACCGCTTGCAACAGCATCATCAATAGCCTTTGACTTGATTGTGTCATAAGCCTTTGCCTTTGTGTTGACATTTTCAAAGGACTTTGCAGCTTCAAGGATTTCTTCAGCGGTCATTTCCTTGCCAATAAAGTTTTTAGCCTTTTCAGCGGAAATAAAATCCTCTGTTGAGCCAAGTTCTGCCTTTGGAAGTTCATCAAACTTCTTCTTTACAGCGCCGAGAATAACATTGAGTTCGGGAACAACGCCCTTTTCCTTTGCAACGCTGTCAAGTTCAATACCCATTTCAGCAAGACTTGATTTGATTTCTTCGTAGTTCATAATGTTTTTTGCTCCTTTCGCTTTTTTTGAATTGGTATCGTCATACCAACTTTTAGTGACTCCTGCGGCGGGCTGTGCAGGAACAGCAACAAAAGATACCTCATAAGCATCTTTAGCTTTGCCAAGATAAGTAAAACAAGTTTTTCCGTCATACTGACGTGACTTCCAATGCTGACAATCTCCGAAAAGATAATCATTTCCGCAAATGCTGCACTTGTTTTCACCAACGCTGCAATTTACAGACACCTCTTTAAGAATGCCTGCATCAATGCTGTTGATAATCTCCTGTGTAGCTTCAGATTTCAGCATATAAGCATAACCTACAAGCTGATACAAGTCTGTACCGTCAAATGTTTTTTCATTTGGTACGTGTACAACCTCTGTATCAAAGATTCGTGCCGTCTGATTTGCAGCGCTGCAAAAATGGTCGAATATAACCGTCTTGCCTTTGTAAAGTTCAGCAAGTGTTTTAAGCGTTTCAACCTCAAACTTGTCATAATCTCTGTCAAGTTCGTTGTCGCACATTACCATAGGAAAAATGTAAACATCATCTTCAGCAAGTTCTTTTCGGGTAAAACTGTTAATTTTATCCATTGCATTTGAATTTACTTCAAATGATTTAGCCACTTTACCAAGCTTCAATTTTCTTCACCTCGATTCGTATTTTCGCCAATTCCAACCGATTTGACATAAGCAAACAAGTTTTTCTGTTCCTCAAATACCTTATCAGTTTCATTTGTGTTTTTAGCAGCTTCATCGGAAGATATATAGCCATATTCTTCACTACGTCGATTAAATTCCTGATTTTTAAGCTGATAATCAATCTTTTCAAGCATTTTCTGCCATTCAATAGGATTTGGTGTATACTTTACAGTAGCGTTATAGCCGTGTACTCTAAGCCAAATTCTTGCAATATCTTCTACAAGTCTTTTTTCCGCTCTTTGACGGAATACAAGCATATCTGTAATAACCTTAAATTCTACTGAAGATAAAGCGTATGAACCGCTTGAACGCCTGTTCATAAGCGTGCCTAACGTCTTAACTGCGTTCATCATCTGAACGTCAATAATATCCGCATAAGCGCCAATACCTTGAAAATAAGCTGAACTTTCACCGCCTATTGTGGATATTTTTGTATCGTCCGTATGAACGATGTCGTTTTCTGCACTCATATTCTGAAACTTTGCCTGTGTTGAAGCAAAAACTGAATTTATGTAAGCCTTTGTTTTTTCACGGCTTGCCTTTACATCAGTAGGTGCAGAAGCCATTAAACGTTCTTTGTTCAGCTCGATATCATATCGTGGAGAACCTACACGATATAGAACAGATTGTGAACTGTCAAAAAACTGTAGCTGCATATCAGCCGCAGGAATTGCAGGTGCAAATAATAAAGACCCTTCAGGCGTATTCTTTGGGTTAAAGGGAATCCAAAGAAAATTAGCTTTTGAAAGGTCAATCTTTTTAGCGTTTACAATCTGATAGGGAATCCATCTGTATTTGCCGTCACGTTTTTCATTTCGCCATTCAATTGTTGATGGGGGAATAATGTAGATATCTTCAATATCTGACATATCTTCCTTTACAACAACTTCGCAGGCCATACCGCCTTCAGCAAAATCCATACCGTGAAGCTGTAACAGTAAACCGTCAAGTCCGTTGGAAGCCGTACTGTTTACTCTTGCCGCAAAAGCATCCCATTCCTCGTGAATCCTTTTGGAAGATGCACGTGAAGCGTTGGAAAACTCAATTTTGCCACCTTGATTTACAAGAGCCTGCAACACCGAATATCCCATTGAAGTATCAGGATGTTCATTGATGAGTAAGTTAATAGCATCATATACGTTATGAGTATGCCTTAATCTTTGCAAAAGCCTTGTACTTTTTGCCTTAAAAGGACTTATAACGTTATTTGATACATTTACCTCTGAAGCCTGTCCAACGTATAAGGGGACAACTGGCATATCACGGCTTTTACTTTTTTTCTTAAAAAGCGTTGGAATAATAATCACTCCTTATATCAAACTCCTGCAATCAATCCGTCAAATGCCAAAACATCACCGATTTGGCTGACAGGTGCAAAAGCAAAATAAGCTGCTGAAACGTGGTCGTCACCTTTATCTGAACTGCCGTTGTGAAATGTAACCGTTGTTCCTCGACGGTCACGAACATAATCCTCAAATTCATTAAGAAGATATTCTGTTTCATCTGTACCATCATCAAGAAGAATTAACTGTCTGTTTTCAACTACAACAGCAAGATTTTCTACAAGGTCAGATTTGTTATGCCCTTGTTCATTCTGAGGAATAACAGCAATACCACGTTTTTCAAGTTGGGATTGTACTGTTGTATGTCCTGTTATGCCAAGAATAACAGGCGCATTATTGTATCTTTGGGAATATATTTCAACTCTGTTGAATTGTGCTTCCCATCCTAAACCGCTCATATTTACGGTTGTCATTACCTTGCCGGTATCATCTTCAACTACCCACAATATAGGGTCGTCACCGCCACCTGTTGCCGGGTCATATCCCATACGATATGAGTTATACGGTTTAGGGGAACGCCATTCTTCTATGTAAGATTTGCGTTCTTCATCTGTCTTAAACTCAGGCATCTTTTCAAGACATTCTCTTATAGTAGGAAATACTGAAGCCTTATCTGAAAGAAATTCTGCAAGAATATCCTGTCTGTATCGTGTATCTGACATACGGCGGCGCATATTTTCTTTATATGTACGTCCGTTTGATTTGACTTCATTTCCTTTTTCGGCCATATAGGGATTGTCCCAAGTAGACCAATGGAAACTTTGAAAATCAGGGTCATAAGCAGGATGATTGTGATTTCCCATACAGAACATCTTGTAAAAATAGTTTTTGCCAAGAGGGGAACTGTTGATAAGTCCCATACCACCGTGGCCGTTAATACCTTTATGCGGTGAATTAAGTCGCATTTCAAGGTTATCCCATACAATTTCAAGGTCCTTAATTCTTGCCGCTTCAGTAATAAGAACTGCATCAAGAGCAACAGCAACAAGGCTTTCAGGGTCATACGCAGAATGTAACTCAATAAGAATGCCGTTCAACAAAGTAATCTGTCCTGTTGAGCGGCTTTCATCTGCTATCAAATCTTTTGGTATAACTCTTTTCAAATCTCGCCAGTTCTGACGTGCCACCGTTTCTGTCGGTGCAATTATCCATCCCATAACTTTTGGAATCATAGTTTTGGGACGTTCCTCGTTTGCGCAACGAATAAGGTAATTGAAAAATTCAACAACGCAGCAGTAGTCCTTACCACCTCTTGCGCCTGCGGCAATAATCTTGAATCTTGCCTTGCTTTGATGCACCAAACGCTGAAATTTATGTGGTTCGTATTCAAGCTTGATTTCCTTCTTTGATACATTATCAATACCATTTGCACGGCAAGAAGGACATAACTTAAATTCTGAATATTTGGCACTTTCACCGTTCCAATCCTGTTTAAAAACCGCACCGCACGATTTACATACGCTTTTAGCACGTGGAGAATTGCTCGGTTCAGGTGTTATTCTCTTTTTGGTAATTTCTGTTTGCTTTATTGCCATAACATCACCTTAATCAATAGCAACCATCGTTGTGCCTGTGCTGTCTGTAACAGCAATCTTAATAGAACGTCCCGAAGCCTTATTCATAGCTGCTTCAGGGTCAGCAGAAGAAAGCTGCTGTTTCATCATTCTGTTGTAATTTTCATTAACAGCCTTAGAAAATTCATTATAGGACTTTGCCGGGTCCTTTGAATTAATAATGCCTTCCTTTACAGCAGCAATTACTTCTTCATCAACAAGAATATCTGTAAGCGCCGAAAGATTTTCAGCAAGTATTTTAGTATCGTGGATTTTGCTTTCGTCAATGTAAACACCTAACGCTTTTTTTCGCTGCTCAATGTTATTCTTTATTAAAGCAAACTGAGAAGCAGAAGCATTATTGTTGAGCAATGCAATTCGTGCATCCTCTATTTCCTGTTCATTGCTTCCTATTCCGGGTGAACTGATAAGCATATCTCTTTCTGTCATTTAATAAACATCTCCGTTCAAACAATCTTCTTCAACTTTTTCAAGTTCAATCATTTCCTGATAAAGCTGCGGATTTGAGTATTTTAACGGCACTCTTTGAAGCTTTTCTTCCAAAGCTGCTTCGACAAATTCTGAAAACTTTATTTTTACAATTGTTTCCATATTTGCACGTTGTAATGTTTTATATACAGCATTTGTTACTTCGGGAGAAATATAAGCTTGAATAAGTGACATTTTGTTTTCACGAACATATTCTTCCTTGTAGTATTCCGTTGCAATATCTCCAAAAACATCTTTGTGAGTTGTCATATATTCCTGAACAGCAAGAAACAAGCCTTCAGAAAGTTTTAAATCAAGCTTTTTAAGTTTGCTTTCAAACTGAACAAGCATCGGAATTTTGGGAAGTCTGATTGTTCGTGTTGTATGTATTTTATCCGCTGATTTCGTTTCGTCCATTTGTGGACAAGCAGCGTGATTATATTCTTTTCCGTTTCGTTTCCATTTATGGTATACATCTTTAGGAACACAAAACATACTGTAATAAATATCTTTTTTATTACGGTATGTCTTTTCAAGTTCAAGTCTTATTGCACCTGCAAATGGACGTAATCTTGTATGAGTAAAAAAAGTATTTATAGTGCTGTCTGCACTTCCTATATTATTAAAAAAGGACTGAACACCACTTGCCGATTTGTCCGGTGCAGCGTTCTGAGTCCTTTTTAAACAATTTTGCATTAGTTCAGTAATCTTTTCTTTGGATATATGCTCAAAGTTTGCAATATCATACAAACTGTAAACATTTTTACTTAAAGATACTGTACCAATTAAGTGAGCCATATAATAACCTCGTTATATAACTTTGATTATTTTTTCAAGAATTTTCTTATGTTTTTTCTTTATTGTACTCTCAGAAAAACCAAGCATATCACCTATATATGCTAAATTCTTTTCCTGAAAGTAATGCATTGTAATAATTTGCATTTCCGTTTCGGACAAAACGCATTTGTCAAGCAATGCACAAAATTCGTCCTTTTTTCCTATATTTTTTAGGTATCTTTTGGTTTTCAAATGTTCTGAGTCCATAAGGCATTCTCTCCTTAACTGTGTCGTTTCTGTGATTTATGTCGTAAGAAAGAATTGCCGCTGAAGCTGTTGCTGTTGTAGTTTGTTTTACGTCTGCTGCTTTATGGTTAAGACGAGAACAAAGCATTACTGATAAAATAAGGTTAACAAGAAGTAAAAATGCTATAATTACATACAACATTCTTATCTTTTTTTTCTGTAGTCTTATGCAATCAATAAAAGGCTGTTCCATATCAATCAATCCTTTATCGTGGAGTAGGAAGGTCCCTAAGTTTTTCAACTAAATCCTCAATTACACCGTTACCGCCAAGTGCTTTGTATTCATCATACATATGTTCAAGATTTTCACGTTCGTAAATAGGAATATAGCCTTTTTCAATGTATTTGTTGTAAAGTCCTATAATTCCTGCACGAAGTAAAGCCTGAACACCTTTTTCAACAGCACATTGCCTTGCTTCATCTGCTTCCTGTCTTTGCCGCATTTCATTGATTTTTCGATTGACAAAAGCAGAAGTAATACCGCCAATTCCTAAAGCAGATATAAGCCAACCGATAATAGTTGCAAATTCCATATCTTGCTTTATTCCTCCGTATCAAATTCTGAAGTATCGTTGTTAATTGTAATTTCGGTGGACTTTGCACTTGCTGAATCGACAAGTCCTTCACCAAAAATGTAGCCGATTACTGTTGCACCTGCCATAATAAGTGCTGTAACCTGAACAGTTTCGCTTTCTGTGCCGCCACAAACAATAATAATATTTGCAACAAGAGATGCAATTGCAACCCAAAGCTTGCGAGATGTAAGCTTTCTTATCCAATCAATCTTCATATTTATACCTCCTACAGTTTAATAACGTATTTATTTCCAAGGCTTATCCAACCTATATCAGATTTAAGCCTGCCCCATTCAACAAGTCCGACCTTTTTTGTTTCGGTAATTGTGTAAACTCCGTTATCCTCAATTACGTAAACAATATCATTCTTTGTACCCGGAGCAGAACGAACATTAAGTGCCGGGTCAAGCACACGAACAAGAAATGAACCGTCACCTTCAGTAACGGAATTGTTATATTCCTCGTTTTTAAGTATGTGCATAAAAGATTTAATGCTACTGAGAAAAACAGGCCAATGAGGAATTATGTATATAGGACAGCATTTATAACCATCAGGCTTTGTTCGTAAATCTTCGCCTTCTTCAGCCTTAACGCCGTTTCTGACGTTTACCCAATAGTTGTGAGTATAAACATCATCAACCGACATATTGTACTTGTTAAGCAGCCAAGCAACAAGCTTTGCAGCGTTCTGTTCAGCCTTTGGAGTGTTGCCAATAACCTCAATGGATATTGTAGCCTGATTACCATAAGCTGAACCGTTGCGTTCAGCTTTGCCGCTCTGTCCTGCGTGCCAACTCTGCCAATCTAAAGGTAAATCCTGCCAAATTTCAACATCATCAACGTAAAAATGTACTCTTACCGTACCCATATTTCCGTTTACTGTTGCTCTAACGTGCTGTTCAGCCATTGTTGTGCCTTTAGCTTGATTTATTTTTGGAGTGTTATGCACAGTAGGACCTACTAAATTTAAAGTTCTTTTTGCAGGAAGTGCAATTTTGTTTGGATTGTGTTTTGTCAAAAAATATTCTTTAACAGGCACACCCAATATGTACCACACTTTATCAGGTTTCAAAAATGTAGCCATATCAATTACCCCCAAGCAAACCCGAAATATCTGTAAATATGTTCATTTAATCAGCTCCAATTGAATTAAATAAGTCCTGACAATACATCATCAAGGTTGTTAACATCCTCAACGTTTTTGGTTTCCTCAGTTTCCGTATAAATCTCCCACCCCGCAGGGTAAGCGTCAGGAGAATACACATTTCCGTCAATAAGCGACTTGTAAAGTACACCGTTATAGTCCACAATGTCGCCCGCATTATATGCGTCGTGGCTTCCTGTCGGCTGTGCCCAAATAGGATAGCCGTCTTCGGTCAATCCGATTGGAGTATACAAAGAAGCCGTAACATCAGGAGTCCAATCTGCCTGTGAAGTGTGAGTCTGCACAACCTTGTAAAGCTGTGGGTCACCTACGGAATTAACTCCGTATGTGACGTATTCATCCGCAGAATAAGCCTTACCGCTTTCCCATTCCTCGTAAGTAGCACTTACTTCAAGTGCTTTGTCCTCAGGAAGTGTTTGTGCAAACCACTGAAGCACCCTACGAAGCTGTTCTCCAATCTGCGCCTGTCTTTCTACATCAATCATTTTTTATCCCTCCATAAATGCCGTCAGCGCCGCCTCAAGGCTTGCAATTCTCTTGCCAAATCCATCAAGCACAGGCTTTATTGACTCCGCAAGCATCGGGTTTGTAACAATCTTGATTTCCATTTTCGCATCTTCATCGTTGTAAATAT